TATTGGCACCATCAATGAAGAACATATGAGTATTGTGGTTGCTCTCTGCCCGAAAATCAATATCGGTGCTGTTCTCGTTGATAACAACTTCATCTTGAGATGCTTCTGTTAATGTAATAAAATCAGCACCACCTGCTTGAAAATTTATCGAATCGTCTTGAAACCTCATAAATGTATCAGCGTCGCCATTATGGTAGATGTATTCATTGAGTCCAACGTTGCCAGCAACACCTAGTTTATAAGCAGGTGAATCAGTGTTAATACCTACACGTCCGTTTGCTAGGAAAAATACGTTATTGTTCATCTCAACGCTGCCGGTGAACTGATGTAGGTCACCGTCGCTATTTCCTAGCTTTGTGTCGCCATCGCCCTCAAGTTTGATAGCAAAGCCCTGGCCACCACTGCCGCTAGATGCAAAACCGGCTCCCATTTTGCTTAGTCTCCCAACACGTCATTGAGCGCACGATTAATACGATCAGCCTTTGTCAGGTGGGTCTTAACCTCTTGTCCTTCAGCAACAAGAAAAGCGCCGGTTGTGCTTGGTTCTGACACTAGATCAAAACATAAAAGCTGAAAATCATCTTCTACCATCGTGGTGCCACCTTCCTGGCGAGTTGACCCCAGCCCACGACTAGAAATACCCAACTGAACGCCGCCCTCAACAAGCTGGCGAGCTATTTGTCCAGCAGGTGTATTCAGAATTTTCATTTTGCCCATGACATCATTACCTTTCCACCACACTTCTGTGATGACGTGGCTAGCATTCTTAAGTTCTACTACTGAACTGTCTGGGTGATCTAATTCTCCGATTGCACGGCCCTCTTTGACTAGCTTCTCATAGTTTTTAACTTCTCGTTCAAGTATAGGTCGAGGATAAATACGACCATTGCCGTTTTTAGCGTCAGCAGCCTGAATCTTGCCGGCAACAATAAGATGGGTGCCTGCTCGGTTGCCCTCACGCTCTTCCTCTGTAAGAAGATCGTCACTATAATCTAGATTCATAAACTCTTGAAGCACATATTTCTTATTCATTTTTATCTCCTTAGAGTGCGGGCGTTACCCGCACGATACTACTACCCCTGCAACACCTTGCGACGGGTCTCAGTCTCCACTTTTGGGTCCACATTCCCTTTAACTCGGTATTCATGTTGGAATCCTCCGTCCGATATAAGCATACACAACGCATATGATGTCCCGGATGATAAACAACCTAACAGTAAAACGTTTACCAAAGAAACATCAAAGGTAAATAGTTCTGTAAATGGGTTTAGGAGCATAAGAACAACTCCAACCCAAAAGCCAACACACATAGGGCAATGGAAGAAGTGGTGTTCAGGTCTAATACTCTTGAATAATGTCGAATAAACTAATATTTGTGTTAACCCGTAACAACAAAGGATAAATAACAACAAATTCATTTTTGTCTTTCTTTAATATCTGTACCCATGGCCATAGTAAGAATACACAGCAGTCTGTGCGCCCTCTGGTGTGTCTTCATATGGAGGGACCTCACCATATTCAGTTGATTTTTCAGGTGATGGGTCAACAAAATTGTCCTCTATGTTCGCATCATAATTATCATACACAAGTTCATCATCCTTAGATTCGTGAATATATTTTTCAATTTGATAAAGGACAGCTTGAAGTGGATCCACATCCGCCTCTGACGGATATTTAGCCTCAATCATGCCAAATGCTTGACCGCCTTCGGGGCTCAAATTTTCAGTGACGCCGCCCTTAAACATGGCATATAGAAAATCTTTCTGCGTCTGAAAGGTATCTATTTCAGCGTATGGCTTAGGCATAGTGACTATTCTGTTCTCTTTAGGCATAATAACTATGTCTATATGTTTATGGTCGTTTATTAGGAGATTGCCATTGAGTGTTTTGCTTATCTTAAGCGCAACTGTGGCCTGGGTGGGCTTACTTTCGTTTTTGGCATTGTCCCCTATTTTAATCTTAATCGGCATCTTTTTTGTACTCGTTCACTAGGTTTTGAAGTTTCAGAACTTTGATCAAGTCTTTTTTGCCGAACGAAGAGACATCAAAATTTTCAACTATAGATAGCGTTTTCTTCGTGCTTTCTATCATGTCTTTGTCGTTTTTAACCTCTTCAAGTTTTAGTGAGTCTTTAATTTTACTTTTGATAACATTCAATTGTTCCACCAAAAATATTTTAAAATCTACTCCGTTATCTAAGAAGGACACAATATAGTTTTCTAGAAGTTCTCTTTGGGACTCAAGAAGTCCAGCGTACTTTTTATTAAAATTGTCTGTAAAAGTTCTAACGACCAAAGAATCAACTGTTTTCATGTCTTCTTGCTTCTTGCCCTCGGTCACAAGATTATCTATGATTTCTGACTCTAACAAGACACGATTTTTTACAGGCGTCTTGTCGCCAAAAATCTGTGATATTGTAGCATACGTTTTATAGTTTGGAACAAAGTTTTTATAAACTTCAGAACCTAAGTTCGTGTTTATTCTTTTGATCAATTTAGATTGCTCTAGAAATACTTCATCTTGATCCAAAGAGTTGTAGACTCTTTTAGTTTCAAATACTAACTTTTCTGCTGTGTACTTATCAAGACCAGACTTCTCTCTTAAAGCCTTATAACAATCTAACTCTTTCTTAAGAATTGAACGATCTCCAAAAGACTCCTTAAACATTTTCTTTATTCTGGAAGATCTGCCGGAGTCTTTTGACACAAATGACTTGGTTAGCTCCCTAACTAATATTTCAAACAAAAAAGCTGTGTTTCTTTTTTTATTATGTCTCTTTTTCATTTTTTCGCTCCAACTGTTCTATTAGTTGTTTGACTTCGTGCTGGGTTTCATGAAGAAGTTTCTCTTCTTTATCTAACGCTTCGCCAACAATCCCCCTGGAGAGGGGTCCCATTTCACCGCTCCACCCTTTAAATAGGTTTCTTTCGGAGGATGAGGCAATATTGTTTCCCACAGATGACAAATAACTTCTTTTTCTTGCCCCTTGTTTAAATTTAGTCGAGGTAACTGGAGTGTATCCGTCATCTCGTTGCGCTGGTTCATCTGGCTCGTCTCCAGGTTGTGCCAAAAGCGGACCCTCATCCTCATCGCCCTCATCTCCGGTATCGCCCAGAAGATCATCTCCAGCGTCATCACCCCCTTCGTCACCTAGAAGATCATCAAGTCCACCTTCACCGCCACCTTCACCGCCGGCTGCTGCTTCGCCAGTTTGTTCTATAATGGAGCTTAATTTTGCATCGGAGAATTGCTCTATCTGCATTCTCTGTATTTCTTCTTCTGATAATTTGAATATATTCTTATAGACCCATCTTTTGGAGAAGTACCCGTCGGTGGCGCTACCAGCAATATCAAATTTAGTTCTTAGATGTTCCAATTCTTGTAATTCAGCCAGCTTAGAAGGATTGTTCAAAGATAACTTAAACGATAACAAATCTTTGTCTCTAAACCCTAAAGAAAATAAATGAACTACACAAAGTTTTTCCAATTCGGCAATAACGACTCTTTGAAGTCTTTGAATTGTTCTGGCAAATCTGATATCTTTTTGAGCTAACGTGGTCTTATCCTCCATTGAGTCGGATTGGGCCAAATAAGCTTTCGGAACTTTTAAGGCAGAGAACAGTTTATCCCTAAGATACTGAACATCGTCGATGTCGCCTGTAAATTGCCCGCCAGCGATTGTTTCAATTCTAGTGCTATTCTTATCACCTCTTACTGGTATATAATAATCTTCGTCGATACTCATAGCGTTGTATCTTAAATCAACTCGCCCTGAATCTTCGTCAACAATCTGGTTTCTTTTCATCTGGGTCTTGACACGCTCAATATATTGCTCCACATCTTCAGCGGCGATGTTCCCAACATCAATATAGAAAACACGACGCTCGGGTGATCTGACAATACGGTAAGCCATCATCGCATCTTCCAATAAAGATAACTGTCGCCAAATTCGGCGAGATGGCTCTAGTACAGACGTTCCATATGGGACATATTTGTCATTACCTAGGACACGAAAATGTGATACTTGCCAATTCTCAAAGGTAACTCCTTTACCAGCATCAGCATTTTCCCAGAAATATTGGATATAATTTGGGTTCGTTGGGTCCGTGCCCTCTATTCTTTCAACCTGCCTAACTGGTAGAGGGATGACATTCGTTATACCCATAGTATCGTCAATGTCAATGTATAAATAGTAATCACCATACTTACACATGCTTCTCGCCCAGCCAAAAAGATTTGAATCAATGTTTAGGACGCCATACAAAAGTAATTTGATTATTTCTTTGATTTCTTGATTGTGGCACTCGATATTAACCAAATCAGACAAAGCATTAGATGTGGTTATTTCATCGGCGTAAACGTCAAGAGCGGAGGCAATCTCCGGCATGTATTCCATTTGTTCAAAATCGGTGTACCTAACCTGTTTATTTCTTGCGTGCAAGACTTTGCTATTGTAATCCGTAAAAGGATTGTAGTACTCATTCTTTTTAAACTCTCTGCCTGTATTAGTTTTAAACGTATACTTTTTAACATCCCTAGAGCCTCTAGAGCTAGCTGGTAATGGCCGATCATAGTTTACAATTGGTCCGCTAAATAATCTTGTCAGTCTCTTGAAAAGCGAAGACTGTACGTTTCTAGGGTTATTGTTATTGTTGTTTGAATTGTTATCGCTCATTTTTTATCCTTTTATTATCCATCCCATATCATGTGATCTTCCATCAGTTCCTTTAAATGTGGTTGGCTGTCCTCTGTGTCCGTGTTGTCCATGTATTTTAGTATTCAAAGTAGTGCTTGAAACTGATATGCCGGATAACATCGCCTTTTTATACTCAATATCTCTTTTGTTTGTAACTAAAGCTGTATCCCTGACCCAACACCCTATGGCAGTGGCTATAACTAGATCGTCATTATAACTTCTCATAGCCTGCGGTCTCCCATTGTGCCATACAAATGTTTTTATTTCATTAGCTAATCGCATAGAATTAATAGTAATTAGTTTATTTCTAATGAATTCTTCAAACTTAGCTATCACTAGCGGACGAGTTTTCATCGACATTGTAAAACCTGGCACACCTCCAATAGCATCAGCAGTTAATTCGTCAACATATTCATGAGTAGATTTTACACTATAATATAAATTTTTATACTCCAGATCCCTAAGTCTACTTAATACCCCGATACCCAATGAATTATTTTCGATCACTAATAGTGCATTGTTGTATTCACTAGCTATTGAAAAAAGCAGTGGAGCAAACATATCAGGTGTAATTTTACCTTGGTATTCAGCCACTTGAGTCATAGATTTTATATCAAAAACCTGAGCTACACTAAAATCAGTACCATCACCTCTGGCGACATCGGCAACCAATAAGTAATCTGAGTTTTCTTTGGGCTCGTCCCAGATCCAATAGTTTCTATCAAATCCTGTGCGTCTCTTAGGTTCAAACAAACTCTCCAGCATTAACTTGAGGTCGTCACCATGAATAACTGTTTCCCCTGATGCATTAAAGTTACATTCTAACTCTTGAGCAATTTCTCTCCGAGACATATTTCTTGTCTCTTTTTCAAACCATTGTTCATCTCGATCTGGATGTACGTCCCAGGGTAATTTGATTGTGTGAAAATCATTCTTATCCTCTTCAGCCTCAGTATAAGTTTTATGAAACCAGTTCCCAACCCCATTAGGTGTAGATAAAGCAACACAGCGACCACCCGTAGAAAGAGTAGGATATAAACCAGCCCAAAGTTCTTCCATCCCTTCCACAAACGCAGCCTCGTCAACAACCAGCAACGATAAAGCTTCTGATCGACCTGCATCACCAGATGTCGATGATGCTTTAACTTGTGAGCCATTACTCAATTCAAAAGAAGTTCGATTATCAATGCTAATGGATGCAATCTTTAGCCATTGGGGTAGGTGCCTGTGAATTGCTTTTATTTTCTTTACTAAATTAGTAGCTGTTCCCAACTTAGTGGCCACGACAAGAACATTCTTATCCCTATGAAAAAGCATCATCCAACAAACATAGGCAGCCACTGTAGTAGAAATACCCAACTGGCGTGCCTTCAAGATTACATTAAACCTGTTTCGTTTAAAATCCTCAAGGGCATCTTTCTGAAAATCATATAAATCAAAACTAATCAAACCCTTCATAGGGTGTGAAATTTTTGCATAAGTATTGCAAAAATAAGCCGGGTCTTTTCCGCAGCGGACAATCTCCGCCATTATCTCTCGTTTAGAGAGTGACATTTATGCCTCTGGCGTATCTGGATTTTTGGTAGACTTGTCGTTTGACGGTCTCTTGTCCGAAGATAATTCCAAAAAATCCTTAAATCTTTTTTCAAACGGCTTATCTTGATCTCTCTCTGAAGATTTTCTGACTGACTCTACCTCATCTAGCCCACCAATTTTATACTGCTTTGTGGCTTGCACCCAAGATTTTACTCTAGAGGTAGATTGGACTATTACGTCTGCATCAGCAACTTCTGTAAGAGATACAGAGCTTTTGGTTACTTTTTTATATTCTTTCTTTAAAAACTTAACAATGTCACCAAACTTACGCTCTATTTCATTTTCAAATTGATTTCTTGGGTGAACCTCTTTCAAGTTAACCTCACTATGATAAGTGACCACTAGTTTATCACCAGCAAACTTGACTCCAAAACCGTCGATAATGCGCTTATCTAAAATTGGATGCCCTTCTTCTCTATTTAAGCCGACCTGTAAAACATCGCCGTTTTCATCCAGGGCTCCGTCATAAGCGTTCGCAGCAGCCTGACTTAAACCTCTAACTATCTCTAGCACTGTTGCCATTTTTTCTTCTCCTAAAAGCGTAAGCTAAACGTTCTGAGTCTGGTCTCCAGCCGTCAGCCCAACGTTGTTCTTCATGAGCTACAAAATCTACATAACATTCGTAACAACAATCAAACCTATTCATATATAGGTCGTCCTTGCCAGAAAATGAATATGTTTTACATACAGGGCAAGTTCTTTCTTTCTTTGTCGCAATTGAGTTAATACGAATTTCAACGCCCCTAACTTCAAATACTTCATTTTTGCTTGTTTTTTCTTTGTCGTATTTTTCTTTTAGGTCGGATAGGTAATCTTTTTCTTTCTCTGGGGTCCACATGGAACGAAAATCCTGGACAGCATCTTTTCCATATTTTTCGGCGATAGCTTTCTCAAGAGCAGCGATGTAATTATAATCTTTTTTCATTTCTGATAAACAGCATGAACTATACCTACAGATAGCCCAGTCCCAATAACTAAACCTGTGACGATGCCAAGCGTTCCTCTGTTCCTGTCGAACCAAGAATTATTTTTCTTTAGTTGTTCTTCTAGCTTGGTAATGGAACGAATGTACGTCACTTGCATCTGGCTGCAAACCTTTTGGTCCACCGAACATTCTGAAAGTTTGGCGATGGTCTCAATTTTCTTTTCCAGCATTTTACGGAAGTCCTCTTCACTAAGGAGTATTCCAACATAAGTGCTTCCTTCTTGCTCAACAACTGCTGGGCGGGGTTCGAACTTCGTAACCTCTGCCGCAGCAGCGTTGAGAGAAGAAAGTAGTATGAGTGCAACTATTTTTTTCATATTATTTCAAAAACTTTTTGAGGCCTTCAATTCGCTTAGCAGGTCTCTTAAGACCACTGACTAAAGTATATGTGACCAGTTTGCTTTTATTAGGATCCTCATAAATCCCACGGTGAACCATTGCACCACCTGTCAAGGCAGCCAAGGTATCAAAGCCAAACTCAATGTTGTCCATCAGTCCAGCAGTCTCTTCAAAGATTTCTTCGCTACCAACAACAATACAAGCAGCACCTGTAGCAGTTGTCAAGTCAAAACCTTCAGCGAGAAGAGTTTTCTCTAAGTTCTTTTTAAGGGCATTTGAGACGGCAGTCTCATTCTCAATGTCTTTTACACTGGTAACGCCCATAATCATACAACCAGACTGGCGCATAATACTATCATAGTCTGTAGCATCAAAAGTTGTATACTCTGAATCCTTGTTTGCAAGTACGTTAAAGACATGAAACAAGCCAGCGACCGTATTATTGATGGTTGTCCAGAACTTCTTAACTGTGAGCTTAGGGTAAAGCTTTTTAATCTTTTCATTGTCCACCATA